CATTGGAAAGACAATACACAGCTATTTGAAGGAGTTTCTAATAGTGCATTATCAAATAGATTAAGAGGTAGATTATTAGAGGATCATATTGAATGTATGGAGATACAGACAGATAATACTGATTTAACTCTAGTTCAAAGGGTAAATAAGATTAATACTATTTATGCTTTGGATAATAGAACATGGTCTTTAGCCTTACATCACAATGCTCAAAGAATGGATACTGTACCTGAAAAATATGTATATACAGATGAAGATGGTAATAAGGGTTTCTATAATAGTTGCGGATATGAAGCACGAGGTATTGAGATATATACTTCTATAGGTCAAACTAAGTCTGATTTATATGCTGATATTTTATTTAGAGCCATACAGCCTCTTGCTACAAGATATGGTATTCCTATGAGAACTCAGAAGTATAAAGATGGGGATGTTGACTACGAGGCTAATTTTACTATGTTATCAAGAACTAACTGTCCTTCTGTTTTAATAGAAACAGGATTTATGACTAGCTATGCTGATTGTAAGGTATTATTAGATAGAGAATTTAGGAGATTATATATAGAGCATTTAATTGAAGGAATAAAAAGAATAAACAATTATGAAAAAAACTAATGTAACATTAAACCTTAATCTTACGTTTTTGAAGATTATGGGTACAGTAATAATCTTATGTGGCTTTGCATATGGTTTGATTACTAAAGAACACGACGTAACACTTAATGCCTTATGGATAGGCTTTGCTTGCTACGGTACAAAGAAAGGTCTTGACACTATTAGAGTTGTCAGTAATGGTTCAAACTCTTTAAAAGTAAAAGATGAAGTTGAATGTTAATATAAAGGTTGTACTATGGGTAGCCATAGCAATAGTATTTGTTATTATGAGTATTCTTATAATAACAAGAAATGTAAGGATTAATAAGTTAGAAAAGGAGAATTCTTACTTGCGTTCAGCTAATGACTCATTATACATTAACAATATGTTAATGATTGATTACTATAAAAACGCTATGAATGAGATGGATAGTATTTATAAATTAAGTTTAATATCGCATGAAGAAGAGATTAATGAATATTGGGATAGTGTTTACAATGCTATGCTTTCTGATGATAACACAGAGCAGTTTATCTCAGACTACTTATCCGAACTTGGGAGTAGAAAAGAGAAACGGTCTTTATTGCCTAGATAGTATTCAGTATCAGGGTCTATTAAGACTATATGTAAATTATCAGGAGTGTTTAGAGGTAAGTGCTGATTTAAACGACAGATTGTTGTTAAGTCAGCAATCTTATTTATTATGTTCCGATAATCTTGATGAGGCTATAATAGATTTAGAAAATACTAATGAAGCATATAGGGAGCAAGTAGAAATGAATAATCTAATTAGATATGATATAGATAAGTATAAGAGACAGAGGAATGGTTGGATTATAGGTGGGGTTTCGGTAACAGCAGGTTTTAGTATTTTAACATATTTACTTATTAAGTGAAAGAGGGAGTTCCATATTATCTAAGAAAAGAATGTCAGTACCAAGAGGATAATCCTTTTATAGGTACAGATAGATTTTCTCCTGTAGCTAATGGTACAGATTTACCAGATAGTAGGGATCCACTATATATAAATCATGATGTATTCGAATTTGACAGTAAAGAAGTATTAAATTGTGTTATAGATACTGCATGGTGGCATAAGCAGTGGCAGAGATGTTTATATGGCTATACAGTAAAGAATGCAAGAAAAGATGGTAGTAGTGTTACTATTACCGGCAGGCATTATTTCTATTTGAATTTTTGGTGGATATACGGTATAGATAAAAAGAGTAAGTCAAAGGCTAAGACAGAAGTAAGACCTAGATTTACCGATTTAGATTATGAGGAGTTCTGGATTATAGAGTCTATGTTTGAAGAGCAGAAAGACTGTTCTTTTATTAAAGCTAGACAAAAAGGTTTTAGTGAAAAAATGGCAGGAGCAGTTATGGGTTATAACTATACCTTTATTCCTCACTCACAAAATATTATTATTTCCGGTAATGAAGATGATACGGAAAAGACGATGACTAATGTTAAGAGAGGACTAGACAGGCTTATTAATACACAGTTTTATAAGTTCAGGTCAAGAAATGCTTTGTTGCATATTAAGGGATTGAATTTTGGTGCAGAAGTAATAGGACTTACTGCCGGTTCTCAGGGTATGCAATCGGTATCAAGATTTTCTCCTTTCTGTATTATATATGAAGAGGTAGGTAAATGGCCCAAGGGATTAGTTACAGCTACACGAGAATTCGTAGATGCTTCTTTATGGGCTGAGGGTATAAAAACAGGATATGCTTTTTATATTGGTACAGGAGGTTCTATGGATCAGGGGGCTGCTGACTTAGAAAATATGTATTATAATCCTGCTGAATATGGATTATTAGAATTTAAAGACATTAATGAACCGGAGCATAGGAGATCGCAAGATTCTGTAGCACACTTTATACCTTCATGGAAATATGCTATTATAGATGATAATGGTAATTCCTTAAAAGAGGAGAGTATATTATACCATGAGAATAATTTAAAGAACAGAAAAGGAGCTAAGAAATTCCTATACCGTGTTAATCATCCTAGATACGCATCTGAGGCTTTTTTAATTCCAGATGGGGGTTACTTCGGAAAAGATATAGTAGAGGCTTGTAATGAACGTAGGAACGTTCTATCGAAGAATTCTGCTATGAGAGAGAAAGCTAAGTATGGAAATACTTATTGGAGAGATCCAAGAGATTGGTCAAAAGGAGTTTATTTTAAAGAAGGTCCGGATCAGAGAGGTAAGAAGAATGTACTTATAATAGAAGAACCGTTATTAGATAAAACTACAGGGTTGCCGTATATGAATTTGTATAAGCAGGCAACGGATAGTTATGATAGAGATGAGGCTAATAGTTCTGTTTCGTTAGGTAGTACTATTATATTATTTGGATTTTTAGATTCTAATCATGCTAGTAATTATGAGGTAGCAAGGTTAACGGTAAGACCGGAAACATTTGATGGTGGTGCTCAAGGTTTTTATGAAGAAGTTCTTAAGTTGAATATTTTGTATGGTTCTATAAACCTTATAGAGTATTCTAATCTAAGGATATTTGATTTTTATGATAAATATAGATTTAGCAGTATGTTAAAGGAGAGACCTTCTTTGGCTATTGCTAAGATGATACAGAATAGTAGTGTTAATAATAGGTATGGTATTGACCCTGCTACTAAGCCTCATTGGATAAGTATGTTATCAGACTTTTTAAGAAAAGGGGACTTTGACTTTATTAATAATTGTTTTGATATAGATTTATTAAGAGCTATAGCTAAGTTTAGATACAACCCGGGGCATAGCAGGTATAATTGTGATATAACAATTAGCTTAGCTTTATGTGTTGTATTATTAGATGATGAAGAGGAGTTAGAGGTTGTTTCTAATCAAGAAGAGAGATATAAGGAAGATAAGTTTGTTTTTAGACGTATTGGTAATAGAATAGATATACTATGAAAAATAAAGATTGGATGATAAGGTACGCTAAAAGCGTAATGAACGGTATAGGTTCAGGAGAGGGATATTCTAAGAAAGAATTAGAATATTGGAATATGTATAACTCTAGGGTAGAGGGTAATGAGTATAGCTATCTTATGAGTTATGGTGATTTTGATTTACCTGTAAAAGTAAGATTTACTTCTATAGTAAGACCTAATATTGATTATTTAGTTTCCCGATACTTAGGCAATCCGTTTAATTTTTCTGTATCGACAATAGATAAAAAGTCTTTAGAGAGTAAATTTAGAGATAAGATTAATCAGTATGTTGATAGTCTTACCATGGATATTGACTCTAAATATGATCAAATGTCTTTACAAATTGAAGAGATAAATAATAAAGAGCAGGAGCTTATGACTATGCTTCAACAGGAACCACAGAATGAAGAGCATGCTCAGCAGTTAGCAGAGTTACAAAAGTCTATGCCTATGATAAGGCTAAAGATAAATCAAATGCGTAAAGCATTAGAGAGGGAGATAAGGAGAGCTTCTGAAGATATTTCTAACTTAGAGATACTAAGTAAGTTTAAGGCTAAAGATGTTCGTCAGGATTTTGCGTATAAGAAGTTAAAATCTATGTTTGAGATTGATGGTATAAAAGAAGAACATAGGAAAGCATTAGTAGATAAGATAGTTACAGGGCGACCATATATATTCGTTGATATTGAGAATAATGAATTAGTATATAAATATTTACCTTCATATTCTGTATATCATCCTAAGTCTGTATCTGTTCCTTATGTAGAAGATGGAGATTGGGTTGCGTATGAGGAGTTTCATTCTTACGATTATGTTATGCATAAGTGGGGTAACAGTATGACCGACAAGGAAAGAACAAGACTAAAAGCTTTTAAAGAGTCATATTATAGAGAGGTATATTCTCAAAATGAATTTAACTCTGGAGATTACATTGAAGATAATAGGGGTTCTGTTTCTACAGGGAATAATATCCGTGTTATAAAGATATATTTTCAGGTATCTGAGAAGTTGAGTTATAAGGTATCAAAAGATAAGCATGGTAATACTCATGTACATAAACATAGTGATGATGATAGTAAGCTAAGGAAAAATGAATCTGTAAAAAGAAAATACAAGACTTATGCTTATCAGGGAGTAATTATTGACAGTAATATCTTTGTCGATTTTAAATTAAGAGAACATCAGTTGCTTAAAGTAGATAACTATGGTTGGAATCAATTACCTATAATCGGAGATAACTACGATGAGGTATCAAGACATCCGAATTCTATAATAAGAGCCACAAAAGACTTACAGGCATTAAATAGGATAATAGAATACTATAAAGAATTGCTATTAGTTATTTCCGGTGTAAAAGGATTTTTGATGGACAAGTCTCAATTACCTAAAGGTATGGGAGAGAAAGAATGGATGTATTACCGTAAGTTAGGTGTAATGTGGATACAGTCATACAGACAAG